GACCCTAGGATATAGACAAGAATGGACGTACAAAAAAAAGCGATGATCCAAGCCCTTGAGAAGGCTCTCGGAATTGTCACCCAAGCGTGTAAGGTGGTAGGCATCTCCCGCCAAACTCATTACAACTGGATGGAAGCGGACGCGGACTACAAGAGCGCCGTGGCCGAGCTGTCCGACGTGGCTCTGGACTTCGCCGAGAGCAAGCTCCACAAGCTCATAGACGGAGGCAATCCCGCCGCGACTATCTTCTACCTGAAGACCAAGGGCAAGGAGCGCGGGTACGTGGAGCGCCAAGAGATTGCCGTGGCAGAAAAGAAGCCGCTCTCGTGGTTCACCGATGACAACGCGGACGTATCGTAATGGGCTTCACTCGCAAGACCAAGTACTACACGGGAACGGTATATGAGTTTAACCTACCCACGGGCTGGACGTGTCCCTTTGCGGACACCTGCTTAGTAAAGGTGAACCGAGAAACGGGCAAGATGAAAAACAGCAGCGACGCGTATCGTTGTTACGCTGCATCCGCCGAGCGGTTTCCAGGGGTCCGAAACAGCCGATGGAACAATTTTGAACAAGCGCAACGGGGCATACTTCCCGCTTTGCCAAAAGGAGCAAGCAGCGTCCGGATCCATATGTCGGGCGACTTCTTTTCGCAAGCGTATTTCGATTTATGGCTGGACTATTGTCGTCGTCGTCCTGCGGTAGAATTTTGGGCATACACTAAAAGCCTTCAATACTGGGTCGAGCGATTCGATGAGATACCGAACAACTTGATTCTAACGGCCAGCTATGGCGGACGTCAGGATTATTTAATTGAGCGGCATGGATTAAAAAGCGCGACCGTTGTGACTCGAAAGGAAGCCGAAGGTGATTCCAGGCCAATCGATACGAATGACGATTTGGCTCGGACTCCAAATGTTTCTTTTTTGCTTCTTGATAACAACGAGCGTTGAGGCAGCCCGCCACGTACTACCACGTCAAAGGCTGCGCCTCCCGGATTCAAGTCCACCAAGGAGGCACAAGGAGCGGGAAGACGTACAGCATACTTCAGAGTATCGTCGAGCTCTGTTACGAGAACGAGAACGCCGGGGCAGTCATCACCATCGCCCGGAAGACATTCCCCGCGCTCAGAGCTACAGCGATGCGGGACTTCTTCGAAATCTTGGAACGGGAAGACATCTACAACCCCGACCTCCACAACAAGTCAGAAGCCAACTACGTCCTCTTCGGTAACCTTGTGGAGTTCATCAGCGTGGACCAGCCGCAGAAGGTCAGGGGAAGAAAGAGATCAATCCTATTCATCAACGAGGCCAACGAGTTGAGCCTGGAGGACTGGAGGCAGCTCCTACTCCGTACCACGCGCAAGGTGGTAATTGACTTTAACCCCTCGGACGAATATCATTGGATATACGAGGACGTCATCCCACGAACCGATGCGAGCTTCTTCCGCACCACATACAAGGACAACCCCTACCTCGACAAGGCCACCATCCAAGAGATTGAACGCCTCAAGGATGCCGACCCCAATTACTGGCGCATCTACGGACTTGGTGAAAGGGGCGTCAACCAAGCCGCTGTATTCACGTGGGAGGTGGGAGAGATAGCCGGCAAGAGGATAGGCACGGGCTTAGACTTTGGATTCACCAACGACCCGACAGCCGTCATCGACGTCTACCTCGACGGGCACACGCTCATACTTCACGAGCGCCTGTATTCGACAGGACTCACAAACCCAGACATAGGCGAAGAGCTCGACAAGCTAGACGTGGAGACCATCATCGCAGACAGCGCCGAGCCGAAGAGTATCGAGGAGCTCTTCAGGTTGGGGCATAACGTCAAGCCCGCACGAAAGGGACCGGACTCGATCCGTCAGGGTATCGACATCATGAGAAGACACAAGCTCCTGGTCACCGCTGAGAGCACGCACCTACAGAAGGAACTCCGGGCGTACCGATGGGAGCAGGACAAGAACGGGCGCAACCTAAACCGACCAGTCGACAAGGACAACCACGGGATTGATGCGGTGCGGTACGTGTGTCTCAATCTGCTCACTACCTCCCGGTCCGGTTCCTACTTCCTCGCATAAAAGCAAATTATTTTTGCGTGAATGTTTGGATATGCAAAACATTGTTGTATATTTGCTATGTCAACAACGACAAACAAACACACAACGATATGACCGCACGTTACCTCTACCTCTACATGACCGCCACCGACTTGAGCGTGGATCAAGCAGCTCGCTCCATTGAGTTGTCTCAATCGCAAGGCCACACTCTTGAGCAAATCGCTGAGGCTTTTAACTTTGCCAACAAACTTTGAAGCCATAAAAGACTTCTAACAGGCCCTCCGGGGCCTTTTTTTATGCGAACTTTTTTTGCGTTTACGCTTGTATATGCAAAAGATAGTTGTATATTTGCTATGTCTTAGGACGGGGACGGGAGCCTAACCCACCCAGCCCAACACCCTAAGCAACCCAGAGCGATGGCAACTGCCCTCTCCCTTCCCGCCCAAAAGGGCATCACCGCTGGCCGCAAGGTGCAGCTTTTGTCCACCGAAGTGTTTCACTTCACCTTTGAAGGTGACATGAGCACCGAGGGCCAACGTCTTCGCGAAGCTTCACGCAGTTGTGCAGTTGCCGGGATGATGTACGAGGACCTTCACAAGGTCGACACCAGCGACAACCGTCGCAAGGTCATGGGACGTCTGATGGTGGACGTAGCCGAGTTGCAGTCTGCCTTCATCAGCTTCGCCCGCAACGTTCTCCGCTTGAACAACTGCGAAGAGCTGGAGGCGACCTTTAAGGAGCGCAGCGAGGTCCGCAAGATTTGGGAGATTCTCAAGCCAGCGGAAGGCAAGCTCGCCCAAGCTGCCAAGCAGTAAGGGAAACCCAATCCCGCAGACAGGCCCTACGGGGCCTTTTTTTATGTCCCTAACTTTCGTCTATTTGATAGCGTGAACAAGACCGTCACCATACCGGAGAACCTCTACGACATCACCGTCGACCAGTACCTCCAAATCCAAGCGATACCCGAAGGAGACGAGCTGGAGCAGGTAGTGCGCACAATCTGCATACTGTGCCACATGGACCGCGCTGAGGTCATGGCGATGGAACAGAAGGACATCCAATACATCGGGGGCGTTATCGGTGGCATCTTGGACAAGTATGACGACACGTACCCGGTGGAGCGTATCATCGAGCTGGACCAACGCTACGGATTCCACCCCAACCTTTCACGGATCACGGTGGCGGAGTTCGCAGACATCGAGACACTTTGTAAGGACTCCCTTGACAAACACCTCCCCCAGGTCATGGGTATCCTCTACCGTCCCATCGTAGAAGAGCACGGCGAATTTTACCGGATTGCAGACTACGACGGAGAGGACCGCTCGGAGTTCTTCCGGGAGATGAAGATGGCGCACGCACTCGGGGCCGCCGCTTTTTTTTTGCGTATCGGGAAGGGATTAGTCGACGCTTTGGACAGTTATTCCAAGGCGGTGAAGGATCCAAGCTATCCGAGAAATACGGATGGTTCGCCACGTTCGTACATCTCGCAGGGGAGGACATTACTAAACTATCGCAGGTCGAAAGGACTCACCTCGAAACGGCGCTCGCCTGGCTCGCCTACGAACAAGACCGCGCGCTTCTGGAGAAACAAAAATTGAACCTATGAGAACAGTCAACCAAATCATCGACGAGCTGGGCACCATCGCCCTCGACCACCGCTTCATTAATTCCTTCAAGGAGGGCGAGATGTCGGAGGTCGATATTCAGAAGCTGGCCGGCAACAAGTACCCCATCTGCTACGCGGACATTTCAGGCGCCACCATCGAGAAGGGCGTCTTGACGTACTCGCTTGACATCCTCGTGATGGATATGATACTACCCGGACAGACCGACGCCCAAGAGCAGTATTCCGACACCTTGCGCACGCTGATTGACATCGTGAGCCAATACGCTCAGGTGCTGTCTGCACAGTCGGACGTGGACCGCGACGTGCGTATCTCTCTCCCGGTGGACTGTGAGCCGTTTACCGCTCGCTTCGACAATCTCCTGACGGGATGGGTCGGTACGGTGCAGCTCCAGACGTCCAATACGCTCGACCTTTGCGCGGCGGCTTTCGCATAAGGAAGAAATTTATTTGTGTATTTGTTTGGTGGTTGAATGTTTCTGCCTATCTTTGAGACATGAGCAACGCACAACCCACCACCGCAAGCATCCAACTGCAACACATCGGCCGAGTCGAGGCAACCCCAGCCGGCAACCTTAAGGCCGGTATGCGTCTGATGTGGAATTTCGGTCAAATGTCGGACGTGGTTAGCATCGACCGCGAAACGGCCAAGTCCATCTGGATTACTGAAAAGTGCGACCGCACGGGCAACTTGTTCTCCCGTCGATTCGCCAAGACTCGCTTGGTGGCTGCCTTCTAATCCCACCGACATACAAACAGACTGCCCCGCTTCGTGCGGGGCTTTCTATTTTAGAGCGTGAAGGACTACATAACCGTCGACGGGCAGAAGGTGCCGATGACCAACTCCATGAAGGAGCTCGGCAAGATTGGCAAGGAGGTACGGCGCCGCGCCCGCATTAGCCTCAAGGCACGGGGCAAGGTGGTGACGGGCAACCTATACAACTCCATCAGGTATGAGCAGGGCGTCGCACGCAATGAGAAGAGCCTGAACCTACGATTCACCTTTCCCGGTGCCGACTATTGGCAATTCGTAGATGAGGGCGTTCAAGGTGCCATTAGTAGCGCCAAGGCTCCCCGCTCCCCGTTTCGGTTTGGATCGGGTACCGGACCCTCCGGTCGCCTCCGTCCGTCAATCGATAAGTGGGTAGTAAGGAAGGGCATCGCCCCCCGTGGGGCTGGCGGACAGTTCGCCTCGCGGAAGTCGATGGTGTATGCCATCAGCCGCAGCATATATCAAACCGGTATCCGCCCCTCCTATTTCTTCACGAACGCCTACGACCGGACCCTGAAGAAGCACAACGCGAAACTGGAGAAGGCCGTCGGTGACGACATAGCAAACGCATTCAAAATACTACTCGATGGCGGCCCAGTTTGATTACATACCCAGCACCACCGACTTTCAGAGTACGGCGGA